GTTTCCCAGTCACGATCGAGTAGTAGACGAGAAAATTGATTTTGGTACAGATGATTCTAACATAACTGGAACAGACGAGCTTCTGTTTTCTCCTGATAGAGCTTTCGAAGTATGCAATGCTAAAGTTTCTAAATTAGAGCCTTCTAGTATGGAATCTTTACTTAGCGTCCTGTGGGCTGTGACAGTAGGAATATCTTCAGTAAGTAAAGTTCCACAGTATATGCTCCGACCTATGGGTGTTGGTTCAAATGTTAGTGGTGAATCGTTAAGACAAGCTAACGAACCTCTAATTAAAAAAGTAGAAAGTAAACAAAAATTGTTTTCAAAATCTTGGGTACAGGTATTTGATATTTGCCAACGTTTGTATAATTGGGCTAACAATATTACTACTGAACCACAAAGAGTTAAGTTTGTTTGGGCAGATATTGAGATAGAGGATACAAATAATACTAATGCACAAGCTAAACTTGAGAGTGAGTTAGGTTTGCCTTTAAGTGTGTCTTTACGCACACTAGGGTACGATTCGGACTCAATACAGAATATGCTAGATGAAATGCGCTTAGATAGGGCACAAACAATTCGCACAATTGCAGGACAATTACAAAATGGGCAAGGCAATACAAATATATCGCAACCAGGAAACACTGACAGTTTATAGTACTGCCAGTGTGGAAGCTTTAAAAGTTGAGGGATGGTCATTAGAAAAACCCCAAGATGGACCTAATAAACCAGTTACTAGAAAACGGCTTAATCGACGAACAAACAGCGGATTTTCTACGAAGACAGATAAATCCACAACAGCTACAAAGCGACGTAGAAAGTCAAGTTCTAAGTCTGTTTCTGAATAGACTTTCCAGACAATTAGAGTTATTTCTGGATGAGGCTGAGAACATTTCATTAACAGAGTTTTCAGAAGTAGTTGAAAGCTTGTGGAATGATAGTTCTTTAAATATTTCTGCACAGCTTGCTAGTATAGCAGTAGATCAAGTGCTACCTGTAAAAATAGGCGGCTTGCTTGAGGATGAACAAATATTAGAATCGTTTAGTGTACTTAACCAACGTGTCCTAACTTTTGTTGCAGAGTACTATGTGGGTTCTGATGTTGGGTCACTTCCACAGCTTGATAGGACAAGTCAAGACCAATTAAGGAGTGTTTTTACCCTGTGGTTACGTGGAGATTTAGAAGGTAGCGGCTTACCTGCTTTAGAAAATGCTTTACAACCTGTATTTGGAGTGCAAAGAGCCTCTAGAATTGCCGCTACTGAAACTGCGAGAATTTTTGGAGAAGTAACTAAGCAAATATCAGAGGAAAGCAATCTCAGAACAGGGCTTAGGTGGGATACTGCGGAAGATGAGTTAGTATGCCCTATCTGTGAGCCATTGAATGGGGTAATATCACAGGATAACGAACGTTTTAGGCATCCCGAATTAGGAATTATTCGTCATCCTGCGCACGTAAATTGTCGTTGTGATTTAACTGTTGTGGTAATATGAAAAATTTTATTCGAACCTGTATATTAAGTTTTGGAATATTTATTTTAGCGCATTGTGATCAATTTATTTGTGATGTATGTAGTCAACATAGAATTGAGTATGGGGAATGGGATGCATAATATATGCAGATATCGACGGATGTACAATTCCCAAGGAATGGTATAAGTAACCCTAAAAACTTTTCTCAAGTTGAGAGAGACTATAATCAAGCTAGGGGAGATTCTACTGAAGAAGGTGCGTTACTAATTTTAGGAGATTTGAAAAAATACCCTCGTCAACGTTCAGGTACTAAGTATAGAAGAAAGAAAACGTTAGCTAGAAGTTGGCACCACAGACTGTTTAACCGTACTGTGGGAGTACTCGGAGAAATAGTATCAAGTGGGCAAATAGCTCCATATAATAGGTATGTGCAATCTGGCAGATTTCAAGCTAGACAGCACAGAAGATTTTGGCGTAATACTGATGAGGCTGTGGTAATTAAAAGACGCCCACAAATCCATCAGATTTTTACAAACAATATAACTTCGGTCCTCAACCGTTAAATGAGAAAGGAAAACAAATGACAGAAGAAGTTACACAAGTAGAAGAACAAATTGATGAGTCCAATCAAGAGACTCTTACGTCAACCCAGACGCAAACTGAGGAAATTAAAACGTCTTCTACACAAGAGAATATGGTTCCACAGTCGCGATTTAACGAAGTAATTTCAAAGAAAAATTCTTTACAAGATCGTGTAAATGAACTTGAAACACAGATTCAAGAGGGAACTAATTCAGTAAATCAGACTCAGGAAAAAATTTCTACTTTAAATGATACCATTGAAGATCTAAAAAATCAACTTACTCAAAGTAATCAGCTTTTGTGGAAAACACAGGCGGCTGTAAAGCATGGGATACCAAATAATTTTAGGAATAGAATTCAAGGTGACACCGAAGAAGAAATATTTGCTGACGCTGAAACAATGTCAAAAAGTTTTCCAAAGAAAAAAGTTGACGTAGATAATAAATCTAGTCAGCAAAGTAATATGTTAACAGACGATAAAAAGGCTTTTATTGAACGTCAATACGGCGTAAAATTAGGAGAATAAGAAATGGCCGCTGTTCGTGATACGACCGCAAAAAACATTAAGCCTTTGACGGGGGCTGTAATCCGTCGTTTTACCGCTGGCGCCGCTGTGGTTGCTGGTGAAATTGTAGCTATGCAAGCTGATGGTAAAGTAGATCCAGCAAATACTACTGCCGCCGCTGTGGTTGCTACAGGTATTGTGCTAGATGAATCTGCTGGTGACGGGGACAATGTAGATGTAGTTGTCTTTGGCCCTGTACAATGTGTAACAGGTGCAACAATTGGTGCAATCATTCATGCTACCGACACTGCTGGTGAGCCAGGGGAAACCGCTGGTACCAATGCTGGAAAAGTTGGATGGGCTGAAAGCGCAACTGTGGTATTCGTTAACCCGCAATTCTAATTTAATTAAATAGGAGAATTTAAAAATGGCTGGACCATTGGATAGTAAAGATTTGGGTCTTTTGACCGGATACGATGCCACAGAGTTGGAAAAGCATCGTACACAGGATGGAGTGTCCTTTCTTGAAATTGCTCAAGAAATTCAGATTGCTTTGAACGCTGCGGATAGGGCAATCTTTAGTGATCCTGTAGTTAGTGGGCTTGTTAATTTCACAGATGAGCCAACAGTTGAGTATGAATCGGGTAATAATTCTGGATTTGAGCGCTTCACAGAATATTCACAGCCTGATGCAGATATGGGTGATGTTGAAGGCCACATGCTTCCACTTATGGCTTGGGATAAGAAGTTAGGCTTTACTTGGACCTATCTCAAAAATGCCTCATCAAGCCGTGTACGTACACGTATTGCATCAAGTATTCGTGATTACCAGAAAAATGTGCGTCAACGAATCTTGACCCGTGTTCTACAACGTGGCGACGATTCTGGGAGTTCTAAGGGTTTGGGTGCATCAGGCTTTAGCCCTGGCTTTGCTACTGCCGCTGCGAATACTTCTGTAGATTTTACACCGCCGAATGTTGTGGGTATTGCTCACGACAGTGATCATGAGCATTATGTAGCAGTAGCAGGTGGATGGACAACAGGTATTCTCGATGATATGGAATCGGAACTAAGTGAGCATGGCCATGCTGGTGATTATAACTTACTTGTAGGCATGTCTGACGAGGCTACAATTGAAGGACTTACAGGATTTATTAAAGTAGGAAATTCTTTGGTTAATTTTGGAAATAACACTTCTATAGCTACTGGGGGTAACGCACCTACTCCGATTGGGGCACGACTAATTGGTGTCTATGGTAATATGCGAGTATGGACTATGCCAGGAATGCCTCAGCATTATGGTTTTGCTTATCAAAGTTACGGTAGTAATGACCCACGAAATCCCCTTCGAATTCGTTTGGAAAAAGGTGCTACCCTGCCCTCTGTGACGGCAATGCGTGATCCACGTTCTGGTACAGGTGCGTATGCTCTGCAAGATCTAATTCTTTACACAGAATACGGCGTAGGTGTGGGTGACCGGACTAATGGTACAACTCGTTATGTAAATAATGCGACTTGGGCTGATGGAACTGCTACATAATGGCAATGTATGGTAGTGTTACAGGTGTAGAAGCTTTAAATCCTGTGGTTGGCACATTGACAAATTCAACTGTGCCAACTGTGTCACAGGTTACAGAATGGTTAGAGGAGGGGTACTCGATTATAAATCGTACCCTTTCCTCTAAAGGTTATGCTATCCCTGTTAGTACTGATGCAGATGTATATAATGAGCTTAGAGCGCTGAATAATTTATACGCTTCTGTAAATCTGTACACGGCTAGATCTTTGGATGTTATTACGGGAACGGACGAGGAAAAATCTACGGAACTTTTTGAGCGTTTTAATACGCAGTTAATTGCTCTATGTGAAAGTGATTTAACTGATGTTGGAGTACCTTTGAAACCTGTAGATACTAGTACTCGTTCTCGTAGAGGAATAAGATCTTTGCAATTACGCCGTTGGGATGGATACGCTAAACTTGAGGAATAAATGAGCTTACAAACAGCTACAGAAAACATTGTCACAGCATTAGGAACAGTTAGTGGTATAGATAGCATATCTTACAATAGTTATTCACCTGTGATAACTGAAAATGTTTGTGTACTGTTTGTACCTCATAATGCACGTTCTGTACATTCTTTCACAGACGGACAAGGGTTTCGCTGTGCAACTGTACGACACACAATTCCTGCTGAAATTTGGGTTAAGTACGTTCGTGGTCAAGAGGCTACACAGATGCAGACAATCAGAACTGTGGGAAATACTTTGGTAAATAAACTTGTGGCTAACGAAGGAGCTAGTACTTACTATATCGAATCTAACGCACAGTTTGAATACCAAATAGATCCTGAGTTAGTAGCAGACGAGACACAGTTGCCTTGGTTTCGAGCAACTTTAACAGTACCTATATTAGAATTTGTGGACAATTCATAATGTATCAATGTACAAACACTTTTAGTACTGAAAACGGAAAAATCTTCTATGAAGAGAAGATTTATTTAGAAGATGAAATTTCGGTACTTTCAGATACTACTTTGGAAAACGTAAAAAATCTGGAGTGGATAATTGATTTAGGAGAAATAGAAAATGAGCAACACTCGGTATCCGAGTGGCCGAGCACTAGTGAGTCGACAACGGATCGTGACTGGG